GTTGATCGGGCACTTGCGTCTTATGGAATTAAAAGATTCCTTATCCGGGGCGCGTCACCACTTAATTTCCTCCACCAGTTGCACGACCGGCTTGGCCTTGGCTAAGAAGTCACGCTTGATCTCCTCGTTCCAATCCATCGGGTCGATGTTTAGGTGGAACGAAAGACTGAACGGCAGCGTTACCTTATCCCCTGCCGTCTCAGGCTTGGGCGGTGTCGGTGGCGCAAAGTTCTGAAGCACCAACTGCTTGGCCGCTGATGGGTCAGTAAACAGCGACCGCACTTCCTTGTGCTTCTTGGCCAGTTTGATGTTGTAGCGCGCCTGATTCGGGTCGATGCCCTCATTGGCCAGCGAATCGACGAACGTGTCGAACGCGTCGCCAAGCTCCATCTCGGCTTGGATAAGTAGCCGGCCTTGCTCGTGCATGGCCTCGGCTGCTTCCTTCATGTTGCCAATAGCTCCCGCCTTGGCTTCCTTGATCCGCTCGCTTAACGCTCGCAGTTGTTCCAGCGATACCGCCGTTAGTTGTTTCCCGTTGATGTCCATAGGTCTGATGTCTCTTTCTGTGTTGAGGTTAGGTCGATTTTCTTTCTGGTCTGCCCAACGATCATTTGCCGAAGGGCGTAAACTTTCCTTGCCGCAATGCTTTTCTGTGAACGTGCAATCGTCTTGTCATTGGCCGCTTTTCGAATCTCCACCACGCGCTTCGATACCGCCGCACGCGATACGTCGAACTGCTTGGCGATGGCCGTCTGCGTCTTGTCCTCGTCGCGGTCTTCGAGCTCGAAAGCCGCCTGCCAGCACGCCACGAAATATTGCAAATCGGGACACGCCGACACCTCGCGCGCCTGTTGCAGGAAACGCACAATGGCCTCGCGTTGCGCCAGCCGATGCGCGTCTTGGTCAGTGACCTTGAGCACCTTGAGCACTGCCGCCTTGCCATGCGTCACAGCGTCCGGGCAAACGGTCACGTCGTCCCTTCGGCACATTTCCAGCCATTCGTCCGCCCAGATGTCCTCCGGCCTGTCCTCGTGTTCCGGCCAATAGCTGGCCTCTTTGCGGTCTGCGGGGTCGCCTCCAAGCATTTGCGCGCGTTTCATGTCAATCATCTACGGTTCCTCCGTCTGCTGAGTTTTTGCATAAGTCGTCTCGTTTTGGCTTTGGCTCGGTCGTGTTTGCGTTTGGTCCGCTTGCGCGCCAATCGCGTACCAATCGGCCGGATGGGGCTTCGTCCGTAATGCCCAGCGTTTTTGGGCAACGGTTTCGGGATGCTCATGCCGCCCTCCTTGCCTCATTCCGCGCCCGTAAAGCCCGCTGGTCGCGTTTTTCGAGGAAAGCAATAGCTGCACCGCCATTGCCTACGTCTTCCACGTGCACGGCATTGTCTGAAATCACGTTGTGCTCTTGCAGTTCATTCATGACCAGCCGGGCGTCGAGTCCACGGGCGGCGATATAAGCGCGAAGGGATTCGCTCACGCGGCCACCCCTTCCCCACCGGCCAGTTGCCGACGCATCGCGGCAATGCCCGTCTTGAGTTCGGCAATCCGCTTCGCCACGTCGGGCTTCAGCCGTCGATCCCACGGTGTCTCCGGGTTGACCGGCTCTTTGTTATTCGGGTCGCCTTGGAGTTGTGAGATTTCCGCTTGCGCGGCCCCAATGCGTTTTTCCAGATGCCACACGCCCTCGCCCGGCTTCGGGTTTCCGTTCGAGGCCACCGTGCCATTGCCAAACTGCTTCGGGCTGCGGTTGCTCTGCCACTTGCGCCAAAATCCCGAAAGATCGTGAGGCATGGACTTAACCGGCCTGCCTTTGCCGTCCAGCCACCCCGCGCCCTCGCGGTCGTCGTGATAGGCTCGGCACACGTCCTCGGGAATGGACGAGCGTCTTCCGGCTTCGATGACTTGCGGCAAAGTCGGGGCAACGTGCAGCAAATCCTCCAACTGCGGTGCGTCACTGACGACAGTCAGTGTTTCCTTTCCTTTATCTTTCCATTCCCCTTCCTTTCCTTTCCGTTCAAGCTCAGCTTCAAGCAAAATGCGGTTTGGTTGAAGCTCTGCTTCAAGCTGTGCTTCAAGCACTCCTTCAAGCTGTGCTTCGCGGACTGCTTCGCGGCGGGACTTTCCAGAGCGTTTTCCGCCCCGTTTTCCAGCGTCCCGCTTGGCCTTCACTTCCTCCTGTTTGTCGGTCGGATAAAACGCCACGCACAACGTCTCGCCCTCCCAATGCCACAGCGCGCAATCGTCCTGCACTTCGGCCAACGTCACCCCAAGCGTCTGCTGCCATTGGCGATCCTTCCAGCCGCCACAGCCCTCGATTTTGCCGCCGTTCTCCTGCTCGCAGCAATAGGCCAGAATGTTGAGCCAAGTGGCCCGCTGCACCGGCTCGCTCCCGGCATATTCGGGCGAGCGCAGGGTTGTTGTTTTAAGGTTTAGCCAGATCATGCCGCCAGCGTCAGCTCCAGTTGTGCCTTTGCCGCCCGCAAATTGTCGCAAGCCGTGTCGAAATAGCTTTTTTTGAGTTCGCTGCCGACAAACCGCCGGCCCATCTTCAGCGCGCAATAGCCCTCCGACCCGATGCCCGTGAACGGCGAATAAACCAGATCATCTTTGGCGCTCCACAAATGCAGCGCGCGGTTAATCACGTCGAGTTGCAACGGGCAGATGTGCCGCTCGTCGCACTGCTCCTTGGCGCAATGACCGTTTAGCACCTTTCCTTGATCGACGGTCATCCAGACCGGCGAAGCGATTTCCTGCCACAAATCAAGCGGAAGGTCTTCGGGCGTGTGCTCAATCGGCTTCGGATTTTGCCCCGGCTTGCGGAAGGCAAGCAAGTAGTCGGGTGCCCCAACGCGACTGTTTGCGCTGTCTTTGCACACCGTCTTATACAGTAGTCCGTGCGCCTTAGTGCGCTGCATTTCGGTGACGGGCGACTTCCAGATTGTAATACGGCTATGCAGCAAAAACCCGCGAGCACGAAAGGCCCGAATGATCTCGCCGCTGAAATCACGAAACTCAATGGCTCCGTCTTTCCACTTAGTTGAAAGCAAATCACAGCAATGCACGGCCACTTCGCGCCCCGGCATCATGACGCGCTTTAGCTCGTCAATCATAAACCCGAAGTGCTCCATAAATTCGCCAGTGTTGGCACAGTTCCCCATGTCCTGCTGATCGTTTGAGTAGGTGAATAGGTCCGCAAACGGCGGCGAAAACACGGACAAGCCGACGCTTTCGCTTTCAATTTCCTTGGCCGCACGGACACAATCACCATGATATAGCGTCCACCCTTCGCAGCTTTCGGCATCAATCGTTGTCTTCATAATTAGGTTGGTTCTTTTCTCCAAAAAGCCCGCAGCGTGCTTTTGCATCTCTGCGTGCATCGTTTCGTGTTGCTCCATCTTGCGACGCAGCGCCGCAAATACGGGCGCGTCAGCCTCAGTCGTTATGCACCGCACATGGACGGGTCTTTTCTGCCCGAAGCGGTAGTTGCGCCGAACGGCCTGGTAAAAGTCCTCGAAGGAATACGTTACCCCGACAAACACCACGTCGGCGCAATGTTGCCAGTTGAGCCCATACCCCGCGATCGACGGCTTTGTGACCATGATGCGCTTCTCGCCGTGAGTGAACGCCAACAGCTTGCGCTCTTTATGCTCTGGCTTGTCGCTTCCTCGAACCTCGACCGTCTCATCCGCTGGCAACAAATCCACCAGCATATCGGACTCATCGTTAAGGTCGCACCAGATTAGGACCGGCCCCGTGGTTTCCGTGGCGATCTTTGCCGCGGCCTGGCATCTTTCTTCCAGAGTGCGCTTCTTTTCTTTGCGGACATCCGTGGCCGATAAAGCCACTGGCACCGCAAACAATTCATCCGCAGCCGCAGGAATCTCCCCAGCCTCTACCATGATCGTTTCCACGTTCAGAGGCGGAAGGTCGAAACCTTTCATCTCAAATCCCAAGTCACGAGGATTACTGACGCAAGCCGCCCAAGAAGACACCCATTGCCAGAAATCATCCTCGGCGTGTCGCTTTAGCCTCCAGCTTCCAGTGTCGAACGTGTCATTGATAAACCACGTTGCCAGCATTTGAGCGCCAGACATCAGGCCCAAAAACTCCGCATGGTTGCTCAACTCCATCAGATCGTTAGGCGATGGTGTAGCCGTGCAAGCCAAACGATACGGCGTCTCGGCAAACGCCTTAGTGATCGCCATTCGCGTTTTGCCGTTGAAAGCCTTGAGTATGCTCGATTCATCCAGCACCACCCCGGCGACCTTTCGAGTCACATCCTCGAAAAGCTCAAGGCGGTCATAGTTAGTGATACCTATACCCCGCTCAGGCATCTGCTCCGGCTGACGGCAAAGTGTGACTTTGATGCCAAACTTCGCGCCTTCTTCGACGGTTTGTTCTGTAACAGCCAACGGTGCAAGAATCAGCACCGGCCCTTGCGTGTGCTCGGCCACTTGCCGCGCCCACTCAAGTTGCTGTGCAGTCTTGCCAAGTCCGCAGTCTTCAAACAGCGCGCAACGTCCACGTCGCACGGCCCATTCGACAATCTTCTGTTGCCACTCAAACAGATTCGAATTGATGTTTTTCGGCTCAAAACCTGATGCAGCCGGGCGACGCAGCTTGGCAGTTAGGAAGTCGTCGTAGTTCATATGTAATACTCCGCCACTCTTTTTGCGTTGGACGTTTCGACCACCCTCCAGACAATCGCCTTGCTGCCGCTTGGACTTGGCCGGCGAAGGCCCGAGTCCTCGACCAGTCCGAGGTCGCGCAATTCCCCGCGCCGTTTGCCGATGGACGTTTGCTGCCACCCCGAAAGCTCGGCCAACTCGAAATCCGTCAGCCCTTCCGGGTTCGCAAATAGCAAATCCAACGCAATCTTCCGCCCCCGTGCCGCGTTCGATAGCGCGTCCTTCCGCGCCTCCTCACACGTCTCCGGGTCGGTGTGCCGCACCGGGGAAACGTCGATAACAGCCGCGCTCCCCGTGTCGAACAAGTCAGGTTGCCAAGTCATGCCGCCACCGCCTTTCCATAAGCCCACGCGGGCAGGTTTAACATTTGCGCCTCAAGCTCGTAAGCCGGCCAGTAGCCAACATCCTCGCAGCGCGCGATCAGCTCCAGCGCGTCATTCATCATGGCAACGCCCAAATCCAGCGCGTCCGGGTGAATCTCATAGACCGCGACAGCGAACGGCGGGGCCACCTCCACCGCCACCCAGTAAAACCGCACCGGCGGCAGGCCATTCAGCCCCGCCAAGTGGCAATACCACGCCGCGCTCAGATGGTAATTCAACTGCGCCGCCTGCCGTGAGAACGTGCCGTAGTCCGCACCCGCTGACGTGGTCTTCACGTCCACAATGACGGCCTCGTTGTCGCTCTCCACCTTCAGCGCATCCACGCGGCCCTTGATCCAAAGGCCGGTGCGGTGCTCGGCAAACATGGCAACCTCGCTCTGCGTGCCTTTGAGCAACTCCTTCGCCGCATCATGCGCCGCGATTGAGTCGCGTATTCCCCGCACCGCCCGCGCTTCCTCTGCGTCGAGGATAGGCGTTGTTCCGACTTGGGCCTTCCATTCCTTGCCCTCCTTCGTGCGGAAGTCGATGCCTTCGGGTTTCTCCACAAAAGCCGCGTCGAGCTTTTCGGGCTCCAGCACCGCAAGGTGCGACATCGTGCCCATGAGCATGGCGCGGGACTGTTCCTTCCTTGTCTCGCCAGCCATATGCGCGGCGTAATGCGCTGGCGTTTTCGGCGGCAAGATGTGCTTGGCGTCGCTCCCGGCAATCGCCGTTTGAGCGCGATATTCCTGCTCCAGCATGTCGTGAAACACGCCGCTGGTTCCATATTTGAAGGTTCTCATGAGCTTCAAAACGGAATGTCTGAATCCGCCATTTCGCTGGCTTCGGGCTTTGCCTTCGGCGCGCTGGCCCCTTGGCCGATGTAGCGCCAGTTGCCGACAATCGGGCCACGCACCCCAGCTTCGCGTGCTTCCTTGCTGACGCTTTGCCTAGCATAGCCGTCATCGCCGTATTGGCTCTTGCCGTCCTTGTTCTCAAACAAGACCACGGCAACGATCTTGCCGTTCTTGCCCTCGATGATGTGCTCTCTCTCAAGCTTCTCTGTTTTGATTGATAGACTGATCATGTTCTGTGTGTTCTGTGTTCGTGTTAGTTCCACGGCAGGTCGTCATCGTCCTTCGATGAAGTTGCCGCTTCGGTTTTTGCTGCCGCCTTGCCGGGCGGAAGAGGTTTGTCGGGGCGGTTGAGCTTGATCACATCAGCCGCGATGCTTTCGATTTCGTCGGTCGTGCGCGCAGTCGGCTTGCGCTGGGTCGTATAGGACACGGGCTTAGATGCCGCATTGCCGTCATCGTCCTCGGCAGCAATGCCGCAGGTCGCCATCAGGCTGTATCTCCGCGCGTAAGTAAGTGCTGAGCCGTAGCCCTGCGGGTCATTCTTACTCGCCGGGACGTGCAAAAGACCTCCGCTCAAAGTCTCGCCGCTCGTATGCACGAGCACCGTCTCTACAATGATGCCATTTTCACAAAGCTGCGTGCGTTGAATGATGGCAATGCCGTTTTTGTGAAGCGCAGGGCTAACTGCTTCTACACACTCTTCAAGTCCCGCATACTTGCTCTTGAAATGTGGGTTGGTGCTGGTTTTTAGCGCAGGGCCAAACTCCGCCTGTGCCTTGACAAATGCAGCGGCAATGGCTTTGCCTATGGGCTGCACTATGTTCGCTTGTTCTGTGTTCATGTGCTAATTGCGCCGGGGGGTTGCCGCCTCCCGGCGTCTTGGTTTTGTTCATGCGGGCGGCACCGCGTTGTTGCTTTGCCGTCCGAAAAGTTGATCCCAGCCGTAAACCGCCACCGCGAGCGCAGCCCATTCGTGGCTCTTGACGCCGTAAGTCGGCCCCGGCGACTTCTTAGTTCCTTGAGGCCCGAGGCGATCAATAAGCGCCTGCCGCACGTTCGCATCCTTCGCGCGCGGCGAATTGCACAGGTGCAGCTTGATGTCCTTGCGAAAAACCTTTTGCACCTTGCCGCCGTAAAATTCCGCGGACTGCATAAAGCGCCCGATCCACACGCACGTTTCAAAAACCGACGCGCCGACCGCCATGCCGTAGCTCGCAATCATCTCGCAATAAATGTGCTCGTGCGTCCAGAGGCCGTGATTGAGCAAATGCTCGTTCTCCCGCCACCCGTGCCCCACGATTTCTCGTCCGTCGAAAACAACCCACGCCGATTGGGTAGTGCCCGGATCAATGCCGACGACGCGCTCCCGACTCATCCCCGCACCTCCTTCGCCACCGCCTGCGTCCAACCGACTTGATCCCAAGCCGCGTCGAGCGCCGTGTTCGTGAGCCGATCTTTCGCCAGCTCCTTAAACATTTCGTCCACGCTGCCATCCTCCGGAAACCGCCCCGTGATCGTGTCCAGCCATTCTACGGCCCAAAGCAAAGCCGCCCGCGCCTCATCCCGCTCGCGTTCAAGCTCATCCATATAATCGGCTTGGCGAAATGTTATCGCCCTTTCCTCGTCGCGCTCGCGCTCTGCCGTGCTCCAACACAGTAACGCCTCGACGTGCAAATTGGCCAACTCACGCAGCGTGCTCGCCCCGCCGGCCAACACCAGCGCTTCATCGCGCTCGCGACGGAGTTCATCCCGCTCTTGAATCGCGCTTACCGCCTCCGCGCAAAACTGCGTCGTCCGCTGATCGCGTGCGCAGCCGCCAGCTTGCAGCCGCTCGATCTCGTCACACGCGGCGTCAATCGCCCAGCCGACCTCCCGCGGGCTCGGCTGCTCAAGCGTTTCATCCCCCCGCCGCCAGCGGTTAAACGTACGCAAAAACGCTACCGTTTCCGAAAAGTGTGGCGACGGCTCAGGTCGCTCGACCCCGGAATTTCCAGTGCCGCCCTCAGTGACCGCCGCCAAAGCCTCGTCCCGCTCCCGCACCAAAACCTTTTGCTCCTCTTCAAGCACAGCAATGCGCGCATTCGCCTCTTCCAGCTCGGCCATGTGCCGAACGACCGAATCGGCCAGCGAAGTCATCACGGCATCGGCGTGCCGCTCAAATTCAACTTTGCCCAGCGTGTAGTCGCTCATATTTTTTTCTCCCTCTTCGCATCAATCGCCCTCGCTGCATCGAGCAGCACCAGCGCATCGTGATAAGTCGCCGTGCCTCGGCAAACCTCCGCCAGAAGAAGCACGCAGCCGGTGGCGAAATAAGTTGAGCGGCGGGGACGGCCAGCGCGGGCAACCACTCCCATTTGAGCCGACCCGCCGCTCGCAGGACGGCGAAGGGTGTTAGTTCCGCGCTTCCGCCGAACAAACGAGAAAGTCGGCTTTCCGAGGAATCCCTTCGTGCTCCGTGTCTGCAAAGTTTTTGTCATTTCCAGAAATTCGTAAGCGCCCAAGTGAAAGCCATCCATGCGGCGGCGATGAGGCCGAGCGCGATCAGGGCGGGGTCGGGTGCGTGCATGGCCGTCAGTTGTTAATCACGTGCTTCTTCGCCATGGCCGCTTGAATAGCCACCCGCATGGCCTCCGACTCCCGCGCACCCCGTGCCAACGCATCGGCAATCCGGCGTGACTGCTGCCACGCTTGCAGCGAGCACAGGCCGAAATAGGTCGCCACGAGGGCCGACACGACCGACAGCACGCAAAGAACGACGCTCACTTGCTCGCCCTCCGTTTGCGCTTCGGAGTTTTAGTCAACTTCGGCAGTTGACTCACCTCCGCCAGCACGCCGTTAACCCGACGATCCGCGAGCAACCGCTCCGCCGCACGTCCGCTTTTCCGTCCGGCTTCGTAGGCCGAGACATACAACAGCCCAGCAAAAGCCGACGCCCCGCCCAACATTGCAATGATTGTTAATGTGTCCATGTGTTTAGTGTTTTTGGGTTGTATTACGGCGTAATACGTCTTTGCCGCAAAAAATTCGCTTGTTGCCCATACCTCGCTTCAGCCAGTCTCTTAGCACCGCGCTTGTTCCCCCTTTGCGGAACTCTCCCTCCGCGCGGGCTACGCTTAAAACTCCCGGTGCCAGCCGTATTGTGACCGGCTGCAACGTATTTGCGTCATTCATGTTATTACGCTCCATTACTCCATCTCCAAAATGTGTTCCGCGCACGCCGCAAAAAACTCCGCCGCAGAACACCCTAACTCCACGCACTTTGCATCAATCTTATCCCACACATCCGACTCCAACCCGATAGGGTCGGCAACGACTCTATATGTCATGTACAATTGACTATTGAGGTCTTCGGGTTGCGTATTATTCTTCGTGGATACCCGCTCGACGGCAGCGGACGGACGGATTTGGGCGTGTATTACGGGCATAAAGTGGGTTATGACGGGCGTTTAGTATTTGATGCGATTCATGCGTAGTTCCCATTCGCGGGCAAACTGCTCGTCACGGTCGAGCAAGGTCGGCAGGAGCCAGTCCCGAATCATCGTGCTTACGTTCATGTCGCGCTGCCGCGCGCGCCGGGCGATAGCGTTTTTCATGATGCGCGGAAGACTGACGCAAACCACCGCGTGCTCGGGGCTCCGCATTTTCTTGAGCTTATTACTTCCGTTGCCGTTGTCGTTCATCTCGTTTTTTCGTGTGTTCATGATGCGTAATACATGAACACTCGTCTTACGTCAACAATTTTTTTGTCCCCCGGTAAAAAAAGTTTTCGTCCTCCGAGACGCGCATGATTCCCCTCGTGAAAAGCCACTTTTCGATCTTCGCGTAGGTGCGATCACCCACGCCTTTGGTCTGCCGTGTGACTAATTTGTATTGCAAGGCGCGGGCGATTTTCTCCGGGGCGTCGGCCCCCACTCCGCCAAGGGCTATCTTGGCTTGGGCGGGCAATCCTTCCAGCGGGTCGGCCTCCCGGAGCATTTGCGCCGTGCGTTTCCTCACCTCCCCCAACCTCTCGTAATCCTTCGCCCATGCGGGCAACCGCGCTTTGGGCATCTTTTGGCCGCAGTGAGGGCAAATCGCCATACAGCAACTAATCTTAGCGTATCGCCATAAGTCAATACTTTGTGGGAAAATGGATAGTTGGCCTTGGCGGATTGGCAGGCTTGGTGGGCGATTTAGGACACGGCCACTTTGACATACGCGGCGGAACAATGGCGAAGAACAAGCCCCGCCGCCCGCAGATGCTCGTGGTTGTGAGCGACCTGCATTGCGGCTCAACTGTCGGCCTCATGCCTCCAGATTCGGAGAACATGGCGGGAAACACCATTGGCTTTGGCCGCAACGTCCACCAAGCTTGGCTTTGGGAGAATTGGCAAACGGCGCAGAAAGAAGTTGCGCGCATCGCTGGCAACGATCCGCTTGCCCTGTTGGTCAACGGCGACGCAACCGAGGGCATCCACCATCGAAGCCCCGAGGTTGTCGCCTCGTTGATCGAGAACCATTGCGCGATGGCGGCGGAAGCTCTGCGTCCCTTTACGCAGCGCGCGGCTGAGACTCTCGTGGTCAAGGGCACCGAATGCCACACGCACGACATTGAAACCTATCTCGCCAAACTGCTCGGCGCGCGCGATCTGGTCGCACGCGACAAGTGGCTTTTTCGCATTCACGGCTGCTTGATCGACGCCACGCATCACATCGGCGTCACGTCGCGCAGTTACCTCGAAGCCACGGCCATGAGCATTGCGATGGGCAATGCCAGGCTAAACTCACTGCGCGCCGGTCACCCGCCCGCCCAAGTGTTTTTGCGAGCGCACCGGCATTGCGGCGGATGGTTTAGCGACGGAGCCTCCATGCTGTGCATCACGGGCGGATGGCAGTTCCTCACCCGCCACGCGCACAAGGTCGTTCCAGACGCGATCCCCCGCCCTTCCGTGATGGTGCTCGATTGGCGTGATCGGCCTGAAGGATCGCTGCCGCAAGTCCACAACATCCATTTCAATCCGCCCGCTCCCGACGTAGCCGAGCTATGAAAAAAATCACCGCCGAAGATTTGGAAAATGCCGCTTGGCTCGCAACTTTGCAGGTTCCCCGAACGCCCGACAAAGTGCCGCCGGGTTGGTTTACCGTCTTGGAGTTGGCAGAAAAAATCAAAAAAAGTCGGGAGCAAACGTCGAGTTTAGTGAGCGCGGCTTTCAAGCGCGGTGAACTACAAAAGAAAACCTTTCGCGTGATGACCGGGCGCGGGCCGTTTCCGGTGCCGCACTACAAAAGGGTAAAATGAAACTTCGCCGCGAGCAGAACCACGACCTGATCGTTGCGCTCGATGCGGTGTGTTTCCCGGCAGATGAGCGGGTGAAGCCCGAGGAAAGTTCGTGGTGGGTCGTTTGTGACGATGGGGCGACGGTGGCCTATGCGGGTCTGCGTCCTTGCCGAGAGCCGTTCAATCGCGGGCTGGCGTTTCTTTCACGGGCGGGCGTGTTGAGTTCGCATCGTGGACGCGGGCTGCAAAAGCGCATGATCCGCGCGCGGCTGCGGGAGGCGCGGCGGCTCGGGATGCACGAGGTTGTGACGTATTGCGTGCCGGAGAACCTCGCCTCGGCCAATTCTTTGATCGCCTGCGGCTTTCGCCTGTATCGCCCGGAGCATCGGTGGGGCGGGACGGCGGCGTTGTATTTTCGCAAGACCTTAAAGACACAATGAGCACAGCATTAGACAAACAGGTCGCCGGTTCGCATTACAAGGGCATGGCTATTCAGCCCGCCGAGTTTTGCCAGCGCAACCGCCTCCCCTACCTCGAAAGCTGCGTCGTTCGGTATATCTCGCGGCACGGGCAAAAGAACGGGCGGCAGGACATCGAGAAGGCCATTCATTGTTTAGAACTGCTGCTGGCGATTGAGTATCCTTCGGCCAGCCGTAGTGTCTAAAAAACACGTGTTTTTATACACGTTGTAATAACGTGTTTAATTCGCGCCGTTGTTAATCAAGCGCGGCTCCATCTGCCGCCGCCAGACCAAACATTCCCGCTCTATACCCTTTCGGGCAAAATCTGGCCGCCGTGTGGCGATTTAGCCCCGCTCGGGAATGTTGCCGAGGGGCGACACGTTGCAAAATGTATTACTTTGTGTGCAGAAGCATACAGTTTGCCACAAGTTGCGGATGATGGGCGCGCGTCAAACAGACCATTTTCGTGACGCCACGAAAATGATGCCATCTACCGAGGAATCCTCGGTAGCTCAATGAAGCCTGAGAAAAAGGGCGGGGCCGGGCTTTGAACCCGCATCGGGCCGACAGGCGGCACCCCGCCAAGCTACGCCACGCGACCGAGCGGATATTTCTGCCGGGCTTCGGCAAGGGTGAGACCGATAGGACGCTCGAAGTGAGGGCGATCGACAATGCTTTTGAAGTCCCCTCCCCAGCGGAGGCCGAGGTCTTTGCCGATCTTTCCGGCGAGGTCGTAGGCGGGATGTTCCCACACCGGGTTCTTGTCGCCTTGGAAGAGGGTCAGATCGTAGGCGAGGCCAAAGTTGTGCCACGAGCTTCCCGGCTTGGCGTTCGTGACTTTTGCGCCCGGCTGTGTGCGGCCTTTGGCGTAGAGGGCGGCCTGTTCGGAAAAGGTGCGGGTGCCGCTGGTGATCTTGAACGTGTAGCCTTCCGCCGCTAATCGGCGCAAATGCTCGCGGGCGAGCTTGGCTGTGACGGGCTCAAGCGTTGCGAGGTTCCGCTCGCTTCGCGGGTCGGCTTGCCACTCGCTTGCTTTTGCTTCGCTGCTCGTCGGCGCGGTGGTGGATTTCGAGATGGATAAGGTTGAGGAGGTCGGCGAGGTCGCCGGTTGGCCAGTGCGATATCGCACGGGCGATAGTTTTTGGAAGAGCCATGTAAGGAACGTCATTTTTTGAAGCCCGGCTCAAGCGGGCGTTCGAGGGAAAAGAAAAATTGCCGCGTGTCGAAAGCGTATCCGCCGCCCATTTTCCATCCGGCGCAGCCGGTAAGAGCAAGAGCCGCGAGCATGAGGCAGAGCAGGCGCATTGTTAGCCTTTGCGGAAGACGTTAATCAAACCGACGAGGGCGATGGCGGCGGCGATGATGGCCTCGTTGTGCTGCGGCGAGAGTTGCCAGCCGAGCGCACCGGCCAGAAGGATGAGGCCGCGCCATGTGGAGGATTGACCGAGTTGAGAGAGCAGGTAGTCCATGCCTGCGGCGGGGTGTCAAAGGGGGCACGCGGCGCGCCGGGGACGTCGCGCCCTACCGATCGCGCCACGCCTTGCGGGCGGCGAGGACGGCTACGAAAAGCCCGAGGGCCAAGGCCGAAAGCCTCATGCCCGTCTCGAGGTGCGGGAGCAAGCTGACGATCACGCTGCCGAGTGAAGTGGAAACGCCGATGACCGGGCGGGAGAGAAAGTCTAAGGGGTCGTGGAAGCTCATGGCATTAGTGCCTCCCAAGCTGCGAGCAGTCCATCGCGGAGCGCGTCGGGCAAAAGTTCGCTCGGCATTGTGAATGTGCGTGAACCCTGCGGCGCGTGGACGGAAACGGCGGCGGTGATGACGGGGCGGTAATCGGTCGCCGCGCCTTCGTCGTCGAACTCGGTCGCCACTTGTCCGCTGCTCTCCAGCACCACATCGGCCAGCGTCTCGCCCGTGGCGAGTTGGCCCGAGAGCCACGCGAGGAGGCTCGCGGCGACTTCGCCAAGTTGGCCGTCGAGGGGGACGTTTTCGGCGGCGGCGTAGCCGCTGCGCTGGACGTAGCGGGTCAGAGTTTGGTTGGCGAGTCGGAGGGTCATAAATAAACTCTGTATAGCACGCGGTTATTCTGGGCCGTTAGCGTCAAGCTGCCGCCAGTTAAATTGAACAACTCGCCAACGTCTGAAACTACCGCCGCGCCATACGTGCTGATTCGCGTGGCCCATGTAGCGGGAAAGGTGTCGATTGTGCCCTTGATAATATACCTTTCGTAGCCCGAGATTTTCGTCACGCTGGACGCCGCCACTCGCGTGATATTAATTTTTGTATTAAGGTTGGCGGCCTCAACATCTCTTAACCCGAGGCGTAATTCAAAATTTGCAGGGTTTGCTGCAAGCGGCGCGGTGGTGAATTCGACCTCAATGTGCAGTTCAATTTTTGAGGGCACGGCAATTATTGAAAAATAATTTTCGCCTGTTGTTGCAAAAAAATTTGCTTGGTCCGCAGCCGTTTGCGACGCGCCGTAAAACGCGACTCCTCGCCAATACGTTCGCGCATCCACCAAATCCCGCGTCATGACCGACGACCCGCTCGCCGCTGTTTGATTCGGCGCGGTCGAATTGGTGCCATTGAGCGTGAGATTTTCGGTGAGCGTGTTGGCGAGCGTTGTCCATGCTCCAGACACACGCGCCACGGTGACGGGCCAGCGCGAGGCGCCGTAGGCCACGCCGTTGACGGTCACGGTGCCGCTGGCGACGACGACTTGGAATAGCTCGCCGTTGTTGCCGGTGGCTGGGTTCGTGACGGTGAAGGTGCCGTTGCACACGTAGCGCCCGCCGCTAACGGCAGTGAAGGCCGTCGTGCGGATTTGCCACAAGATGTTGTTGGTCGCCGGAGCGTTGGCGTCGGCGATGGTCGGGCCAGCGGGGCCGACGTCGCCGGTGTCGCCTTTCGGGCCTTGCGGGCCGGGGACGCCGACTTCGACAAGTTCGCTGCTCGTGGTTTCGATGATGATTTCGTCGGCCATGTTAGCGAGTGATGTTGCGGGTGATGGTGGCCACGCCTTCGACGAGGCGGGTCACGACGCCGCCGGAGGAAATGAGTTCGAGGTCGTAGACCGCGCGGGTGGCGGGCAGGGCGGCGGTTTCGGTCGCGGTGAG